GTTACTCTTAACGACGGTAGCAAACTCACCATACCCGGTACACACAACAAGAACTCACCGCTCGTAAAGAAAGCGGTGCGGAAATATAACGAGTCTAATGCCACGGAACCACGTGCACTTACGGACGAGGAACGCGCAGCGCGGGACGCGGCACAGGAGACGATGGTTGCCGGAACACCCACACCGCCAAAAGCCACTGCCGAAGCGCCGAAAACACCGGAAAACGTGACAACCCCGCGGGAGCAAGAGGTTCTAGACCGCATTGCCGCGCTCGACGCTGAAGCTGACGGCGAAGTCATTGAGCCTTTTGATGCGGTAAATCAGCCGGATGTTACCCCGACGGGTACTGCTGGCACCGCGCCGACAGGCACTGACGGCTGGAAACTACACCTTAACCCTGTACCCGGGTCTGAGCAGGCTATTTCGGATTACCTAACTGAGCAGGGTGTCCCCCACAAAGTTGGGCGGAGTGGCGAGCAAGTTGGTAAAGGCATGACGGTGTATGTCGGCGCTAAAGATGCCGCTGATGCTCTTGCAAAAGACTTAAACTCCCGGTTTGATAACGCGCTTAAAGATGCCGAAGGAGACGTCCTCAACGATGACACTCCACTGGCGGGTAAAGTATGGGGGCGGTTTGATATTAGTAGTGTTGACCCGCAGTTTCACCAGTACGGCAAAGCGGGCGTCCCGGTTCAAAACGACGACATGGCCAATATTGCTTTTAGCGGCCTTGGCGTCGGCACTCCAGAACGCGCAGCCGCATTTGAAGAAGCTCGCAACCGCGCAGATGCCATTCTTAAGCGGCGCTACGGCGCTTTTTACACAGGCACTCCTGTCGAGCAAGCCGTTGCCGAAACCACTGCGGGTAAAACTGTAGGGATTGCTCCATGGCTAGGGTTTAGCGCAGGTATCGCGAACAGGGCTCCAGTAGAAGTAGCAACTAAGAAAGCCCCTACTCCTACTCCTACTCCTACCCCGGTTAACCCCGCTGCTAAAGCGTACCAAGATGAGATTGACTCGCTTACGGCAACTGTGAATGAAGCTCGGGATAAATACTATGAACTTCGGCAGTCTGGTGCTTCTAAAGAAGTTATTTCCAAAGCCGCCAATGAATTACTAATACTTGAAAAAGACTACCGGGATAAAGTTTATGTTGTAGAACAGAACCTGGAAGCGCTTACCAACCCTGCTGAGCCAACTCCCACCGAACAGGCCGTTGCCGAAACCACTGCGCCTAAGCCCGCCGCGCAGCGCCCCGTTGCCGATAACCCCGAACTGCCGCGGGCTAAGCAACAAGTTGAGTATTCAGGGGTCGCGTCGGTGGCGCACCTTACCGACTACATGGGCTACGATGCAAAAACTGCTGAGGACCTGCTGTCACAGCTGGAAACCCAAGGCGTTGTATCCGCACCTGACGCAAACGGGAAACGCCAAGTTCTTACTAAAACCCCGACCGCGCAAGCCGCACCACGGACCGCTGAAGAAGAAGCCGATTTCCGTGCCGAAACCTATATACCGACTGAAGCGGAAGCGTTTCCAGCTGGACCAGAGGCGCAAGCGCTGCCGCGTAATGTAGTCCCCTTCACACTCATACCCCCATCGTTTTTTACGCCTATAGTGGAAACACAGGCCGCGCCAAAAGGTAAGGCCAAAGGCAAAACTAAGGCCAAGGCTAAGCTTAAGCCTATTAAACCGATGACTACTGCCGAGGCTACCGCGTTCTTTGATCAAGTGGTTATCGGGGCTGAAATTACCTCCGAGGAAGCGCTTGCATTTCCCGATAAGATGCTAGAAAACGAGCCCCAGCCTAAATTAATCCCGCTTAAGAAAGTAGACGAGGACGCCCCGGTCGCCGAACGCGTTGCTATGAAGCGCGCCAAGGAGGCAAACCGTGTCACCATGCAAAGCTGGCAGGCGCGCCAAGCAGCGCGCCGTAAGATTGCTGCCGTAAAGAAAACCGCACAAGTAGAGCGCCAAGCAGCAGAACGCCGCGCCGCGCGGGCACCGGAAACTCCGGGGTTTGAGCCTCCTATCGCCCAGACCAGTGCAGACGAAAACACCCTCACACGGGTAGACCCGCTTACTCTACAGCCTATCGCCGCGCCTCGTATAAGCCCCGACAGGTTCACTCTAGGTCGCCGCAACCGTCGCTTTACGGGCAAGCCTACTAAGGCATGGGTGGAGTTCTTGCAGGATAGCGAAGCGCGTAACCCGACAGGCGATAACCCTGCGCAGGGGCGTACCTACGCCGCCGCTATCAAAGACTTCTTTGAGACGCGTGCAGATGCAGCGTTCCGGAAGTATCGTGGCTACTATATTCAAGCTACTGGGGGAGTCGCCCTTGTTGACGACACTACGGTGCATACAGATAAAGAGGCTGTATTAAACCTGTTGAAGTTCCGCGGTGGCGTTACAAAAGGTAGTCAAGCTTCAGCGGCGCATCAGTTCTTCTCTCGCTTCCCCAACATCATGGAGGCGCTGCAAGAAATTGGCGCTGTATCTGTGTTCGACGTACCGGGCCAGCCTGTTTACACACCTAGCGTGGCCGCAAACTCTAAGACGCCGCAGGAAGACGCGCTTGATATCCGTGAAGGCAACGAACGGGCTAAGCTCACGGGCGCAGATAAGTTCTATGAGCGGATCAAACCAGCGGACGCTGCTAAGGCTCGCAAGTGGGTAACAAATAATCTGTCGCGTAAAGCGCAGATCGTGATGAACCAAGCGGCTAACTCAACCAAGACCGAAGTCGAAGCAGGAATGACGGCCAACGCGGTCATTAGCGCCGCGCATGAAATTATGACGAAAGAAGACGATGCCGCGCGTAAAGCGGCGGACCGTCAGATCAACGAGGCAGTGCGGGAAGTCAAAGTTGCTACCGCAACTAACCTGCCCCCTACTATGGCTAGTGGGAAACCCGCGAACATTAGCCGCATAACCTATCGTAAGGGAGAAACCCGCACCGACGCGATTATGAAGGCCCTAGGCTTTGACCCTAAAGGCTATGATGCACTGTCTCCAGCACAACAAGCCTTTGTAGATGATGCAATTCTTGCATATGAAGCTGAAGAACAGGCAGGGCGCGATTTTGTTTATGGCCCTACGCTAAAACTTCTGAGCAGCGCTGTCGATACGATGGCTCTGCCGCTGCAACCAAGTGTGGTGGGCGCTCTGCGGGCTGGAAACCTGCGCGATGCCCTTGTTAGTATCGGTCTAACGCATCCTAACCCGTTGGTCGCTCGCATCGCTATGAAGCTGTCCGAAGCGGTTGGCACAACCAAAACGCGTGTAGTTGATGACCTCCGTGCCGACGACGTCACCGCTGTGGCAGGTCTGTTTAACCCCGCGACCAACGAACTTCTGTTCGATTCAAAAACTGGTCTCAACGCCCACGTCGTGATGCACGAGATGGGCCATGCTGCGCTGTCGCACACATTGGCTGACGCTTCGCACCCCACGACGCAAGCTGTTCAGGAAGTCTATGATTCTGTTAAAGGACTTCTTAGCACGTATTACGGTTCGCAGTCACTGCAGGAGTTTGCGGCAGAGGCGCTAACCAATCGGGAGTTCCGTGGCGAGTTGGCCCGGCTGCATCCTAACGGTGATCCGATTTCGGCGTGGACCCGTTTCACTGATGCGGTGCGTAACTTCCTTCGGACTATGGTTGGCAAGCCGCGCAAGATGCGGGGCAGCGCGCTGTCCACGCTAGACAATGTCCTGACGGCGTCGATTGCGCCTGCTCCGGCTTATCGGGATGCGGGGGCGCTCTACATGGCTTCCAGTGCCGAAGGCGCTAGCGACACAATGCGCGTTATGGGGCGTATCAGCGAGAGCATTAAGAGCGTAACTCCCGGCTCCATGCGGGCCACTGCGGACCAACTGCTTGATGTGGTAGGGAACGACCCTCTAGGCACCGTAAGCGACGTTATCATGGGCTCGCGCAACCTGCCTATGTTGGTTGAAATGGCGCGCGCTGCGCAACTTCCCGCCGCGGTAAAGATCGAAACTCTCATTAACAAGATGACCGCTGAGCAGGTCTCCGCAGCGGCGCGACTGTCGGGTATGCAGAAAATCTTTGAGGAAACTCGGGATAGCGCCGACCCCGCTGAATACGAACGCTTCAAGCTGATGATGAACAAGGGCAACCTTGCCAGTGTACGTGCGTCGCGTCCGCGCGGTACTTACCCGGATCGTGACCAGAACACGACGCACCAAGAACTTAACGCGCTCTATCGTAGCCTCTCGCCCAAGCTTCGTGCAACGGCTGATGCGTTGTGGGACAACTATCCACGCCAGAACCAAGTCCTGATGGGCGCGATTACAGACAGCGTAAACCAAATGGAGTCGGTGGAAGGGAACAAAATTCCCGATAGTGTAAAGTCAAGCTTGTTGAAGTCTTTTCAAGCACGGCTTCTTGCAAGCTCAACCATGCTGGATGGCTATCAGCCCATGGTACGTGAAGGATCATACTGGCTACGCTACGCCGCGCGTGCTACGCCGAACTCGCCGCCGGAAACAATCTACCAGACTTTCGCTACAAACGCAGAGCGTAGTCGGGCTATTGCAGCGCTGGCCAACATGCCGGAAGTGGAGAAGGACGCTTCGGGTAAACCTGACTACGACGCGACTCCACGCCTAAGCATCTCGTCCTTCCGCCGCGCGCCAGATGGTTCTTTCGTCAGGGGCGTTTTGACACTGCTGGATCAGGCTAACGTAGATGATCCTACCAAAGAACGGTTTATGGCTATGGTCATTGAACTGATGCCGGAAAGCTCGTTTGCTAAATCGTTGCAGCGCCGTGAAGGTTTCCCCGGGTTTGAACAAGATCCTGTGGAAGCGTTCCGTATCAAGGCGTTTCAAACTGCTCGTCAGACTGAGCGCCTACGTTACAGCCGTCAAATCAATGAGGCTGTGCAGGAACTTACTGATGAGTGGAACCGTGGGGGCATTGCGGGGCAGCAAGGCGTAGCGCACAACCCGGGGACAAAAGCCCTTGTGGATGAGCTACTACAGCGTGCCGCATTTGCCGTTAACCCCCCAAGCGATCAGTTTGCCGAGAAAGTAACGCGGGCTACGTTTGCTATGACGCTAGGATGGAACATCTCGTCTGTGGTCGTGCAGACAGGCACACTGGGCGTGGTGGTAGCGCCGAACCTAGCCGCACGGTACAAAACTGCTCCTACGATGCGGGCTATATCCATGGCTACCAAGGCGTTTGCGCTTAGCGGGTTAAACCGCCTACAAGACATGCCGCAGGCTGTTGGTGGTACTAGCACAGTTAAAGTACGCGCCGCTCCGTCTATCGACAATCCATACGTCGTAGTAGATGGGGAATATACAGTGCGTACTGACCGTGGCTTTACGCCGGAGGAGACCGCTCAACTGCGGGCTCGCATCCCGCTGATTAAAGCCATGGCTGCGTCGGGGGAACTCTCGCGTTCGCTCTACTATGATAGCTTTGGGTTCGAGACCGCGGGCCGCAAGAAGACGATATTTAGCCGGGTTTCGACGCTAATGGGCGGAGCCTTCCAGCTTGCGGAACGCATGAACCGCCAAGTCACAGCGGTGGCTACCTACGACCTGCACTATGCTAAGTTGAAAGCCGCCAACCCGACTGCCTCAGACGCGTCACTGCGCGAAGAAGCGGCAAACGAAGCGGTGCGCCTGACCCGCAAACTCAACGGTGGCGCTACACTCAATGATGCCCCACGCTGGACGCAGCAGGGTATCGGGCGTATCGCGGGGATGTTCCGTAACTACGGGCTACACATGACCCATATGCAGTTGCGGTACATGAAAGAAGCCTCTGGCATGGAGGTCCGTGCGTTCCAAAACAAGCTGGCTTCTGGAGAACTACCATCGACGCCTGAGAACTTAAAACATCTGGAGCAGTTGAAAGCAGATGCCAAGATCGCTTTGAAGGCCACACTGGGCATGTGGGGGGCGTCGTTCCTACTGGCGGGTGTCGCTGGGGTACCGATGTTCAACGCTGTCGCTATGATGGTGAACGCACTGCTGCTGGACGATGACGAGGATGACTTCGAGACCCTCGTGCGTAAGCATATCGGGGAAGGCTGGTACAAGGGCTGGCTGACTGAAGCAACGGGGATGGATATTTCCGGTCGTATCGGCTTGTCGGGCCTCTTGCTGCGGGCTGACCGCTTTAACTCCAACCCGTCCGAAGCTGACACGTTTATGAACTACTTTGGAGGCCCTGCGTGGGCTACTGGGGTTCGGGTATCGCGCGGTATCAAGGAATTGCTTAGCGGGGGGGATGTGCAGCGCGGCGTCGAACAGATGCTACCTGCCGCCTTCTCTAGCTTCTCTAAGGCGCTCCGCTACGCCAACGAGGGCATGACAACGCGGCGCGGTGACCCTGTGGTAGACGATGTGACGACGGGCGACATTATCGGCCAGATGCTTGGCTTTGCGCCAACGGCTTACACAATGAACCAAGAGCGCAATCAAGTACTCAAGCGCATCGACACTTCTATCGGTAAAGAACGCACGAAGCTGATGAAGTCCGTGTACATGGCCTTGCGGAAAGGCGACTCCGAGGAGCGCGCTGCAGCCTTAAAGAAGATTGCGGAGTTTAACCGCCGTAATCCCCGCAACCCGATTGAGGGGGTAGATCTGATGCGGTCGATGAAGCAACACCAGCAGACAACCGAGGACATGTACAACGGGATTATGATCAACCCCGCAAACCGGGCTGCGCTTATGCAGAACGCGCGCGACTGGGATCAAGGCTGGAACATGTTCTAACAAAAAAAGACCCCCAGCTAGTTGCGGACTAACTGGGGGCCAGTACAAGGGAGAACCGACAGTCGAAGACCGTCGAAGACATCTATATCATGCTATGCGCCACACACGTAACCCCAATATGTTGTTTTCCACCCAAATGCAGTGCTGAATTTTCCACTGCTTGCGCTCCGCTATGCGCTCGACTTGCCGGATGCAGGTATCTAACTCAAGACATGGAACAAAAATAGAAGACCCCGGTTGAAACCGGGGCCAATCTACAACGACGCGAACGCCGTCAGGGTGTAGGTCATCAAGCCGTATTACTGCCATCAGCACCAGCTTCTATGGCCTTTATGTCGCATTCGACCATGATCACATCAGTAGCGGGCAGGTTCATGTGTGTGCCTTTCGCCAAACGGGCCTTCATCTTCTGGGCTCCCATCTTGCTAATCAGTTCCTGTACAAAGGCTGCATAGTTGATCTGCTGCTCGCCGCACCACTCCCTCAGAAACTTTGGCACAAGGTAGACCCGCTTCACATCAGTCTCATAACGCCCGACCAGCTTACCCCTTGGCTGCACTTCGGGGACAATAAGGCTGTCGATACCGTTGCTGTTACCGATCTTACCGCGCAGGTCTTCCGTCGATTTGATCCAGAGGAAGTTGCCCCAGTTCTCGTTGATGTAGTCGTTCAAAGTGTCTTCCACCGAAACCGACATGTCAAAGCTGCTGCGCTTATTCTCAGCAAGTAGTGTGGATATGATCCAGTCAAACAGGGTCTTTGTATTAAACTGCAACAGGTCCAGCTGAGCCGCAAGAATCGCACCTGTCAGGGTGCAGGCGGTATGGGCCGACCAGAAGCGGTTATCAGAGGTTAGGCCCGCGGCCTTGTCGATACGTGTTTGGACTTGGTGGAGAAGCTGCTTCACCGCCTCACGGTTACGCATAATGTGTTGCACAAAGATAGGGCCCGCCCAACCGCAGTTTACAAACACGTCTGCGGCAAACTGGTCCGTCTCTGACTTATCAGAAGGAGCAGAGAAGACGCGGTCAACCCGCACTTCTAACATGCGCTGGGCTTCTGCTTTTGGCATCGCCTTGATCATACTAACGCGCTCAATCACGCTAGTGTTCCCCGTTGTTACTGCGAGAAACTTCCATGGCTCACCACGGTGCCGAGCAGTGTTCGACCCTGATGTCATACGCCCCTTCTGCATACCGCCTGTCAACTCATAGACCAAGTCAGAGAGATCACCGCCCTTCATGTTGGTCACTTCGTCTAGCATAAAAGGTAAATTGTGGTACGTCTCCCCACGCATCATCTTAAAGTTATACGTATCGCGTTGGCCAATCACTAGCGGTTTAGGCTCCCCCCAGATGGAAAGCGCTGCGAGCATGGCTGTGGTTTTTCCGAGGCCGCTGTCCTTGGAGTAGAGGTGTAGCCCCGCGGCGTTTATGGGCAGGAAGTGCATCAAAACGGAGCCAAAACCTGCAGCAACAACATACTGATGAAGTTCAAAGCCGGGGCGGGCGTAAAACAGCATAGTATTTTTCCAACCGTCTAGCGTCCCCCTTGGCTTAAAGCAGGGTATCAGCTCTATCGTACTAGCAGAGGGGGGGTTAGCGCCTTCCCGATCAGAAAAGTATTCGCGGTCACCGAGTACGAAAGAGTCACAATCTTCGCCGACCCAGCCAAACTGGCGGCGGGCCTCATCCGCCTTAGACAGGGACTGTAGCTCGTTTACCCATTGCATCGTGTAAGACATAAGGTCCTCCATTCTTAGTACGCCCACGCCTTGCGCGGACATTTGTTTGCGGAACTCGTCGCGGGAACCCACGGCGGTCAGGGGGATAGTAAACTCCTTCACAGGGTCATGGGGCAGGTGCAGACGCATGACTATACCCTCACCACTTTCGGGGTCACGCACACGACGTATAACATAGAGGTCATTGTGATAGATGCACCGCTCCTCAACCTCATTATCCTCATCCACCTTGCGGATGTAGACCCCGCCGTTGGCCCCACGGAAATAGGGTTTAGGGAATTTAGGGATTATGTAGGTTACGGTTGACGGCGCGAACGCTGCTTGGGTAGAGGGGACTTTGACAATGTTGTCTTCATCGGTAGCTTCCCGCACCTGCTGCCCTAAGACGATAGGCGACTTGATCTTACCCCAGTTGGGGCACCCTGCGCAGACGCCGGGATTATACTCGTCAAAGCGGGTGCAGAGATATGGGCCTTTGATGCCCTCCACCTTGCGGTCGGTTAGGTCTGGATCGTATTCGGGGTGGCCCTTGGACAGGCGGTGCGCCGCCTTGTGGCCGTCCGAACAGAACTTAGCGATGGACAACCCCGCCCGCCACATCGGCTCCGACACCGTTTCCGGCTTAGCCAGAAGATGGCCGATTTGAGCGCAGCCTTTGCCCTCTGAGGTCTTAATGACAATCTTCTTGAACACGCTCTCGCGGTTGCCCAGCAGGGCGTCCATAACTGCATTGCGCTCCATAGGCACTGTAGAAGGCCGGAACATTGGGGCGGGGTCGGAACCAAGGAGCGCAGTAAAGGCGTCAAATTCGACGGGGTCAGACAGGGTGCCAAGCAGCACCACGGGCTTCTGTTCTCCCCGCTTATAGTTATGTGTGCCGGGAACTCGCAGTATGCGGGCTGCATCGGCTGTAACGTTGATATCCGCCTTGAAGTCTTTCTCTTTGCACAAGTTCTTTAGGCGTTGTGCGTAAGGGGCCCACTCGGCTAAACTCACAGGCTCTTTGAGATTCCAGTAGATGTGAACCCCGTTGCCAGAGTTTACCATGGTTGGACGAGGCAGACTAAGATCTTTACAGAAGCCCCGTAGTTCCTTGATCGCCGCCTCTTGGGTGGCAAACTCTTTCTCAGGGCCGCAGTCCAGATCAAGATAGAACGAGCGCATCTGGCGTACATTATCACGTACACGCGCCGTATCGTCTTGGAACGTCGCAAGTGCAAAATAGGTGTCGTAGCCTTCACTGTCGAAATTAGTCGCCGCGCTGACCACCGCATCTAGAGTTGGATAGAATTTCTGTAGCTTGCGTCCTTCACGTGCCGCAAACACGCAGTAGTAACCATCGTTCCCCAGAGTACGCGTCAGGAATTTCTTCGTTTCCATTGTACCGCCACTCTAAATAAAAATACCCCGACCCACACTATGCGGACCGGGGCAGTATGCCGTAGTTTTATTCGTCGTCCCAGTCCGATACAATAGACGCAAGTTCGCTATCTACGACTTCCGGTGCGGCCTTCTTGGTTGCGGTCTTCTTCGGCTCTTCGATGACTTCTTCATCATCCTCAACCGGAGCAGCCTTTTTAGCGGCGGCTTTGGGGCTGTCCTTAGCCCTTACACCGTCAGTCTGTGACACAGTCAGCGTGATTGCTTTAATAGCTTCGGGGCTATCTTTTGCAGCCACTGCCGCGTTTAGTTCTTCTCCGGTCAGCGGGCGCACAGGCTTGAAGAACAGCTTGGGCGTTTCGGCATTTACGTCAAAGTAGACTTGGGTCACGACCGCAATGATGGGCGTGTTGTGCGAGTTCAAGAACTTAGCATACGCTTGCATCGGCATCTTGCCGTCTTTTTGCTCCCCGAAGACCGAGGTCGCCGGAAGTTGCAGTTGGTAAACGTCGCTAGGCTTACCCTCCAGTGTAACCGCCAGACGCTGCGCGAAGCGGCAAGCGCGGCTTTCGCCTTGGCCTGAACCCTTAATGTTCATCTTGCAGGCAGCGCACGTGGGAGCCATGCGTTGTTCAACAGGAACATCTTTAGAAGGACCCTGCGTATCTGTGGACCAGCACTTTGGCGGCGTAGGGTTTTCAGGATCGTATGCACCCTCGTAGTAGGTACGAGAGATCGGCGCTGCGTTCACGATGACAAGGTTCAGCCAATCTTCTTTTGACACGTTGACTTGCTCGCCGCCGTTGTATTCACGAAAGCGCATCCCACGGACGCTAATACGCTTGCTAGACCCGCCAGCGCTGCCAGCGAGGGTCTTGTTCATATCTTGCAACGACTTAAAGAGGTCGCTGTTGGCAAGGGCGTTGCCCTTGAAGAGGGTCATATCAGTCACATCGTTCTCCATTCAGTTTTGTGGCCGCTGTGTCGTCGCAGCCTTCACGATCTTAAGCGGGTTGGGTTGTGTCATCCGCGGATTCCGAAGTTACAACAGTTGTGAGGTGTTCGACAACTGCCGCGAGGTGGAAACGATAAGTATTTCCAACCTTAATGTAGGTAGTTTTGGGGATGTAGCCTTGACGAAGCCAAGCGCGCACAGTCGATATCGACACAGAAAAGTACTTAGCGACATCTTCAATAGCAACGTAGGGCGATGGGGGGTTTTCAGTGCTCATTTCTTCCTCACAGAGATTGTGTACTTCGAGTCAGCATTCAGACCCGGAGGTACTTTTTCGGGGTTTTCCTCCAAGAAGGTTTTCATGGCGGATTGGTTAATGCGTTTCTCCAACAGGTCGGGAGCCTCGAGCTCCACAACAAACTTATGGAACGACTCCCAGTCGTTAGTCCAGTAGCGCGTTGCCACGGTGCGGTAGAACAGTCCGGCGTTTGTACGTACACTTTCAATACTGTTCTCTTTGCAGTAGTCCAGAAGCGCCGCCTTAACCTTGTTCTGGTCTTCGGCTAGGGTTTTTTCTTCCGCTTCATACTTTGCCTTCAACTCGGCCCGTGCATCACGAATTTTCAAGTAGGTACGGGTTAAGCCTTCGACAGAGACTGTGTTCTCGGCCATGTTGTTCTCCATTGCTGTATTGTTGTGTTTATTGCTGTTTGCTTTGTTAGTCAAGCAACTCTTTGTAAAGGTCTACAATCTTTGAGTGAACGTCAATTTTACTATCAAGAAGTTTGTACAGACGCTTCTCAACAGGGCTTCCCGCTAGCTGCACCACAGTACAACGGTGTTTCTGACCAGAACGGTGAACGCGGGCGTTAGCCTGTGCGTATGTTTCTAGCGAAGAAGTCGGGCCCCACCAAACCACAGTGTTTGCCGCAGTAAGGGTCACACCATGCGCTGCTGCCTGTGGCTGGATCACCAATACCCGTGGGTCTTTCTGCGTCTGGAACCGCTTAAAGATGTCGGTGCGCTGGTTTACAGGCACGGAGCCGTTGATGATTTCAGTCGGGATGCCGTCAGCCCGTAGTTTGTCTGCTAGGATAGTGATCGTGTGGCGGAACGGAACGAAGACCAGAACCTTCTGGCTGCTTTCGTCGATGACTTCGCGTAGCACTGAGTAGCGGTGGCTGATGTCAAACTCCAAGGCGGCACCCTCGTCGGTGTAGACCGCGCCACAAGATATTTGCAGTAGCTTGTTCATGTTAACCGCGGCGTTCACCGACGTAACCATCTCGCCGCTTGCTTCCATAACCATCATGGCCTTGAGGCGGTCGTAATATTTCTTCTGCATGGGGGTGAGCGCCACCTGCCGTTTGACGTACACCATAGCGGGCAAGTCGAGGCACTCTTCCTTGGTAAAGCGAATTGCGGGTTGCAACACACGATGTACAGTAGAGACCGCGGTCGGCTTTGGCTCCCACCGAAACTGCGACATCTTGATCATCACCATGTCACGGAACGACCCGAAGGCGCGGGGCACAGCCACAGGGTTTACCAATTTAGCCAGCCCGTAGGCGTCTACAGGGCTTTGCGCCGCTGGAGTACCCGTCATCATCCAAAGCCACGTGTCAGGCTTTACCAGCTTGTTCAGCACCTTCCAGCGCTTACTCTGCGCGTTCTTATAGTGTGTAGCTTCATCTACAATAAACAGGTCATAGCCCGCTGCAGCAATGTCTTCGGCCACAATCTCCACACCGTCGTAGTTTATGATAAGGAAGTCAGGCTGCATGGCGATGATCTTGCGGCGCTTTTCTGACGTGCCGTGTGCGATCCCTACTGTGCGGTGCATCGCCACGGAGAAGATGTCGGACTTCCACGCGCTGTCCATAATTGACAGAGGGCAGATCACCACGGCCCGCTTGACTACGCCCTGCTTCATTAGGAAGTCTGCGGCCCAAATCGCGCTAGCTGTCTTACCTGTACCCTGCTCATTGAAGCAGAAGGACCGCGGGTTCATAGTCATAAAAGCTGCTGTGGTGCGTTGATGATCCATCGGCCTGTATTGGCCCGGCCAGTCGTACCGCCCGTTTATCGGCGCAGGGATTTTGATGTTCAACGACTTAAGTGTCAGAGATTCTGGCACCCCCCAGTTCACTAGCACCTCGGTAGGGCTGACTTCTTTGCTCTTGGGGATAACCGCGGTAACCTGTTTAGGACTGCGCAGCTTCAGAAGCAGCGCTTTGCCGTCGATGATCTTCATCGGATTCTCCAGTTATTTTTATTTTTTCTCGCCGGGTTTGTGCCCGTTACGGCTGCGGTTTTTCTTAGGGCTTTCAAGGATGTAACCATCTTTGTTGCTGCCGCCTTTGGCCAAGGCTTTCTTGTGGCTCACGTCTTTACCAGCGCGGTCCACGCCCTTCTTGTCTAGGGCCCGCCGCGCCTTCTGGCGCTCCATGCGGTCGGGGTGTTCGCCCCGCGCCTTTTGCATCTCATACTCGTGGCCGTAGGGGCGAGGCGATTTCGTGTAAGGCATGGTTAAGTCCTCCCGTTATGCGGACATTCTAACACAACACAGTGCCTTCGGCATAGGCCACTTGGGTTAGCGTTCCACACTCCAGTTTCATGGGCCTTCTCCAGTTTGGCATAATCGGCTAACCACTTGCGCCACAGACTAGGCACGTTTTCGACTGTGTACTTGGCAGGTATAAGTTGTTTGGGCACAACGAATAGCAACCCTGCGTTAACCCGCTTAATCTCGGGGTAGTGCGCGAACACTGCGAGGGCCATAAGTTCCAGCTGGCCCGTGTCGGCATACTTGGAGTTCTTGCCTGTCTTATAGTCTACAACATACGCTGTGCCTGTCTCATGGTTCAGGATCAATAAGTCCGCGATACCACGGAACCAACACTCCTCCTCGAAGAACCCACAAGGTTCAAGGTTTGCAGTTAGCGCAAACTTCTGCTCGCACAGCTTCTCGCCGGGCTTACGCAGTAACGCGTCTAGTGTATGTTGCATATAGCCGAAACGACCCGGAAGTGGCTTGCCGTCACGCACGTACTCTTCACAGGCCAGATGAAACTGAGTCCCGTAAAGCATGGCTTCGGATGTCGGCTCTGAATAATCTTTAACCACCTTGAGATGGTAGTATTTCTTAGCACAGCCCAGAAAGGACTTAAGGCCAGAGAAAGACCACGCGGGTAGTTTCTTCTCGGTGGTCATCCACAGTCCCCGTAATTTTTACCCACACCCGTTTCGCAGTCAATGGGCAGACCCTCAGCCCATGCGGGAGTCCAACGCATACAATCCTCGACGTAAGCACGGCAAGTTTCGGCTTCCTCATCAGGCACACAACACACGATACTGTCATGTACAGTCAAGACTACGCGGTATCTCTTAGAAATGCGAAGCATCTGCTCGCCTATGATAATACGTGCAAGCGCCTGTGTCACGTTCTCAATTACCTTACCTCCATAGATACGGCTAGGCCCTTTGCGGGTGTAGTAGGCATACTCGACACCCTTCTCCCCCTGCTGCGCTTGTAAGCCATCGTAACGAATATACAGGCCATTGGGAAGGCGTACACCGGGAACAGTGTGGTCAGGTACCAGCAAGTTGTTGCAGCCAAACGGCACCTCATCTCCCCGCGCAAGATACGCCAGCATGGTGCCCGCCCGCTTCCACAGGTCGGCGATGGCCCAGTTAGCTTCGCGATAGACCTCTATGATGCGCCTACACTCGGCCAACGGCAGGGTAACAGACGGGAAACCGTTCTTGAGGGCAGCTTGAAACTTCTCCCCACCCATGCCGTAGCCCGCGCCTAGCACTGTAGTTTTACCCACGTGGCGTTGGTCCTTAGTAACGTCGGTTTCGGCTATGCGGTAAATCTTTGCAGCCATCTTCTTATAGACATCACCCTTGGCCGCAAATGTCGCGACCACATCAGCCTGTCCTGCTAGCCATGCAAGGGTGCGGGCTTCTATCTGGGCGGAATCGGCTTCGACAATGGTAAAGCCTTCGGGCGCGACAATAGCGCGCTTCAACTTCTTAGCGTTGGGTCCGCGGCTTGGTAGGTTCTGGAGATTGATCTTATCGTCTCCGCCCCAGCGGCCCGTATGGGCAGCGTAATAACGCACGGGGACAGGCAAGAGACCACGGCTCGAGATATCTATGAAGCGTTGGGTACGTGTTTCTTCTAACGTAGACTTGTTGCCCAGCCGTGCGGCAACCAGCGTTTGCACCCGTGGGTCTTCGTGTTCGGCCAGCGCCTTAAAAGCCTCGTCGGACTTCGCCATTGCTAGCGTTTCCTTACCTGTGGTCAGGCTAACCTTTGTCGGTGGTGTAACGCCAAACCCCTTAAGCAACGTGGCAAACTTCTGATTGGACATGAGTTCGACTTTGTCTGCGATGCCCGCCTCTTGCATCAACGCAGCTTTCATTGCCACGGTATCTTCGAGGTGCTTCTCCAGAAGGAGGCGGTCCAACCCCAGCGTAGGCTGTAGAAACATCCGCAACGTCAGATCAATAAGCTTCAACTCGTTCTTAGGAAAGTCTTTCCCCATTATGTTAAAGAGCCTGTAGGTAAGGTCCACATCGTTGGCGCAGTAACTGCCATAAGCCGATAGCTCATCCATAGTGAACTCGGTGTAGCGCTTCCCCAAAGCGTTCAGCACCTCGGTGCCTTTCTCTCCAATGTCATACTGAATAGCCAATGCTTTGAGGCTACCGCCGCGTTCGGTGCCGTGAATTGCACGCGCCATGCACAGGGTATCAAGCCAAACTTTGGGGCGCACCCCATACTGCCATGACAGGATCGCCCCATCAAACATAGTGTTGTGACATAGAATAGCCGCGGCAGAGAAGTCGATCTCGCGCAAAACCGGACCGACCATGTGCTTGGGGTAGAAGTACGTTGGCCCATTGTTGCACTTGATGCCCAAGCCAATGACCTCGAACTCGGGGCTGCGGACATACTCTTCGGTCGTCATCTTTGACAGCGAAAACGTCTGACTATAATAGGTTTCGAAGTCTAGCGTGTAGACATCCATCTTGGTTCTCCGTACCGTGTTTTTATTTGTCGCGGTTGTCGTTCAACTTCCCGTTCTTCTCGGCATCCAGAAGAATGTTCATGCAAGCCATGACATGGGCAAGGTGCGATAGCCCGCTCTCGGGGTCGATAGTCTCTCCATCAAACCACGCCATCAGGTGGCGCTGGGCCGCATCGTAATAGACAGTAGAGGATACCGCATGTTCGCGCCAGTTGAACCGTCCGTACTTGTTCGCCCCGTTGCTATGCACCTGCCCCATAAGCTGAATACCAATGGTCGGCGTGTCACTCAGTTTCGGCTTTGCCTCGCCAAGGGCCGTCTTCGGGTTACCGTCGGGGTAATTACTTGCATACAGTATTTCTTCGTCTTCCCACTCTTGCTGTGCGTACCACCCCTCGGGCGTCACCACGCCACCTTCTACCCGCGCTTTGGGTGCGGGTTCATCGCACTGGCACACGCCATCTCTGCAAGTGGGACAAGACTCCACCATCGGCGCGTTCACTGATCCACCCATAACCATCATCTCACTCCACTTCGCCATCGTCTAACCTGTTTTTGTTGAACTCATCCAGTGCGTCTGCTGCGCGTCTTAGTAGTTCGGGGTTATCGCGGAACCCGCCCAACCCTCGGTTGCAGTGTGTGCACAAAATGAAGCGCACCTTTTTAGTTTTGTGGCAGTGATCCAACTGCCATCCGTTCTTGTGTCCTGAAATTTCGGATCTGCATATGGCGCATACACGCCCTTGGCTGTCAAACATATTTTCCCATTGCTTTTTAGTGAAGCCCATGCCGTTGGCGCGTTTCTTGAAGTTTAGCTCCTCGCGCCACTTCGGGTTATCCGCGTACTTTTTCTTCTTACGTTCTCGGTCTTTTGCAAGTATCTCGACGCGCTTCTTTTCGAAGTAACGCCTAGACGCCTCCCTCCACTTCTGCTTTTGGCGTTCGTCAGCCATCTACTTTTATGGAGAGGGGCGCAGCGTTCACTTCTTAACCTTTTTCTTAGAGGCGGTGTAAGCGAACTGCCCATCGGGCAGCTTGCGTTGGTATAAAAGACATAGCCCTGCTTCGTATGCTTTGAGCGCATCGGCTTTGTGCGGGCCCTTAGCGTATGCACCCACATGATAAACTATTGTGTCGCCTACGTCTATCTCGGCTAGGGTGCAGCCGAAAGCGCCGCCCTTCTCTTTGGTTATGTCATGGTTCATTTCCCCTCCAACACCTTCAAACGTTTTTCGTAATCCAGCAGGATCTGATGCATCCGCAGCCAGTTTTGGTGGCTATCGCCATGATCAAAACCCAGAAGGGTTTGGATACTCTTCTGCTCTTGGAACATCTCTTCCTGTTCGGGTGTCCGCTTATCGGTGATGTAGACGCGCAGGGTTTCTTCCTTGCTAAACAGTTTTTTCATTAGCCACTTCATTCCCCACCCTCCAGTTCAGCCAGCACGGCGCGGGCACG